ATTATCCGCGAGGCTGAAAAGTTTGGATATGTCGTCACTACATCTTGAGTAGCACCCGTATAAGGTACAAAACCCTCAGTATCTAATAAAGTGATAAACGGATGAACCCCATCCTCTCCATCGTTAATAAAGTCGGAAGTATTTGTCGGTTTATTTTTTATATAGTCCGGAGCTTGATCGTCTGTTTCGTTCCAATCGCTCTGTACTTGCTCCCCGATTATACGATTAACATTTATTATATACTCGTTTGGGTTAGCTATAATAGTAACCTCATCAACCGAAACCTGCACATTGATATCGATTGTCTCAACTATAACGGCACTATTAACAACGATTTCGTTAATTGTGTCTTGTACTATAATATTTACATTATCGCTCATATTATCGTGTTATATCGTCTGTAATTGTAAATAAACCGCTTACCCAAGTGTTAACCTCTTCATCTGCTGTAGTGATTTGAATATCGTATTTGTAAGTACAAGCTTGAATATCAATAATTTGCTCGTTAATACAAAACTCTCCGTTTGTCGGATTGAATATTGTAAGCTCTGGAGTAAATGCAACAACTCCTCCAGCCTCTTTTCTTAATTGTATTTTAACAAGTCCATCAGTTAAGTCTAAAGGTACTTCATTAATGTTTATTTGGAAATCTGTCTGCTTGAACGTGTCCCCTCTTTTGGTTGTAAAGTTTAGTGTTGATGCCATTTAAAAATAGTTTTAATTTTTTTATATTTTCCTCTGTTCGTTTGTCAGTTTTTCTCATATTTTTAGTATGGTTTATCGAGCCACCACTTACCACATATTAAATTAGATCGCATCGGGTTGACAATATTTGTTGAACTGCTAACGTATTCTGGTAAATGATTTTTATACAACCATCTAAACATCCTATCTCTGTACATTTCAGACTTCAAACGCATATTATTAACCAAATAATCTACTTCGGTTTTATCAATAGAAGAGGAGTTTTCTGGTTGCGTTTTAAAGATACCGTTATTATTCACTTTATAAGCTCCTATTAAAAGGTATTCAACCGATGCTGCAGCGATTAAAAAAGGAACTATGTAATCTTCGTACAAAACAAAATAATCACCCATTAAATCGTCGTTTTCGAAGTCTAAGCAAATCTTATTATATAAAGTTTCGCCCAATATTTCCTCAAGTCTAATTCTCTGAGCATCTGCAATGCAAGGAATATATAAATCAATATCGATATTCCCACCCAAAAGGGTGTTTTTAGTTAATTCGTTTTCTTTTAAAAGTATAGTCGTTGCCATAATTTACATATCGTGCGGTGCAATGTACACCTTTGGGTTATTTGTTGGTAAAATTTCTCCATCTTTACGAGCTTTTGCTGGAGTTATAATTTCAGCATTTGGATTGTTTACATCGGCTTTTTTACGATATGTTTCACGTAACCAAAAATGCTTACAAGTTCCAAAATTAAAATTGTCAGACAATAAACCTCCGCCCTTCCATAAAAATATATCATAAGGTTGGTTTGGATTTGGTGACATACCAAAACCAGGATTTACATTCTTTTGACTCATCATTTGAATATCCTCTTTACGATACAATTTATTAGCACTCATCATTTTTTTACAGAAATCACGTTCCGGATTTGCATTACCTCCGTATCTGTAACGACTTTTAAAAAGTTTACCATCTTGCTCACTCGATGCGTTTGGTCTTGCTGTTCCCGTACTTACTGACTCTAAAGCTACTCGCATTAAATTAGTACTAACATTATTTAAACGCTCAATCTCTGCATCTAACTGCTCTTCAGTATCGTAATCTACAGGCTCGGAGCTTATAAGTTCCCATTCATTCAAATCTATTTCCTCTCCGTATTCTTGAGTACTCAATTGAGTAGTTTGTGAAACTATTGGAGCTTCAATTGCTAAAGGCTCTTCGCTTCTCAAACTTTCAAATTGTAAATCTAAAGCAATCCCATTAACTGCAAATATTTCCATTAAACCATCTAAAATTATCTCTTGTTTTGGTTTAATTACATTTATCATTAACTCCTCAAATCCTACTTTTATTTCGTCAGCATTTGAACTAAAACCCGTTGAGTCTTTTACACCTACCAACATCGGAGTAGTAAGTTTATGAGAAGTACAAAGTTGGTTTTTAGCTTCTAAACTCAAGTAAGCATATTGCTCGTGTGCGTTTGAAACTTCTAAAGCCGAAATTGTAATTTCGCTATCTTTGTTATCGTTCCAATTTAAAAAGAATGCACCCGCATTTTGTGAACCCGTTAAATGGTTTCTAATTTGTCGTGTATTCTCTTGGATTGTTTCCGCACTTTCTTGAATACCGCTATTCATATTTATAATATGACCAAAACTTAAACCTTTTTGAATGTGGTTAATTGAGTAGTTACTAATTTCCTCCTCCATTTTTGCCCAACTAATACCAGCTACATAACTTGGATTGCTATAATAAAATTGACCTACTTGGTAATCCTTAATTATATAAATTTCGGAGCGTTCCTGTGTTCCTTCTCCAAATCCAAAAGCATCAAAACGCTCTGGCTTGTATTTATTTACATTTGAAAAATCATAACTATAATAATATCCTGTAATATCGCCCTCCTCATTTGCAACCTCTGGAGCAACTTTTTGCTTTGCAATATGGAAACATTTTTGTATTTTATTTTTTAAATATTTAACCTCAATAGCAGCCTCTCCAAACATTTCAAAATCCTTGCAAATTTTTCTCAAATCTTTTTTAGAAACTAAGGAAATTATCGCTGCCCATTCTGAAGGTTTTGTATTTTTATCTTTTGAAGTCAAACCTTTACCATAAATGAACTGACTATAAGAGTCAATTATAGCTGAGTTAGTTGGTGATCCGTTATAAGCATCGATAATTGTTTGATAAAATTCGTTATTTTTACCATTCAATACCCACTTTTTACCAGAAACCTCTTTAATTTCTGGTCTTATATAGTTTGATAAATTTATTATTTGTAATTTTTCCATAAAATTATACTTTTAGAACCCCTTTATTAAGTTCAAAATTTTCTAAATCAGTCTGAGCAGTAGCAAAAGCCTTGCCTCTATATATTAATTCATCGTTTTCGTTGATTACAATTTCAAAAGATTGCCCTTCCTTCATTATATAATCGTTAAAAATTAAAATTAATATACCATTTTGATAGTAAACAGTTGAAACTTCTATTTCAATTGTTAAATCCTTCAACTCATCACGCATAAAAAACGTAATAACGCCTCCGTTATAGTTTCTCGGAATGCATTTGAATTGGTACGGAGCTGTTAAATTAAATATCCACATACTATTATAACGAGAAAATACTTTTTTGTAACAAAAAAAGCTCCAATAAGGAGCTTTTTTATCAATTTTTATGCAATTATTTATGAAACTACTACATCACTAACTAAAGCGAATAAAGCTGTTTTCATTGCAGAGTTTAAAAATGGAGATAAATTACCTTCCTCAGCAGTAATTGCCAAAGTAAATCCTGTTAAATCTCCACCAGCTCCTCCTGTTACTTTTGTACAACTTGACATCGTTCCGTTAGTAGCTCCCAAAAGTAAAATATTACCGTTGTAGTCTTCTACAAAAACGTAAGGTCTTGAAGCACAAATTAATTGTATTTGTCCTTGTAAGTCAGCAGACAATTTAGGAAGTGTAACCGCTAGAGATTGAGCGTTTAAAAATGTTCCATTATCCTCTGAACTTGTACCCGTTTCAGTCAAAGCATTTGTAGTTGCTTTAACCTCATATTTAAACACCTCAGCTAACGTGCCTAAGCTCGTTACTTCGTGTGCAGCAACTACGAACCCGTAGTCTGCATAATTGGCAAAGTACAAATTTTTGTACCCTCCTCTTTGGTCTTTACAACCTAAAAGTTTTCCTTTGCTTATTAAACAAATCATTTGTTTTTTGTATTAAAAACCGCCCAAATTAATGAGCGGTTAAGTTATTAATTATACAGCTAAAGTCAAGTAAACGATTTCAGAAGGATTGTAATATCCAACTCCTACGTTGTAAACTACTTTACCTCTTACTTTACCAGTCAATAAACCGATTTCGTCTTCGTCAACCATTGCAACTTGATTATGATCAGCAGTTAAACCCGTAGCGAATACTAAGTTTTTCTTTTCGTAGATAACAACAGAGTTAGCAGGTAAACCATTCAATACAGTCAATGTATGTCTTCCGAATGCTAAAGCAAAATCAGTGTTTCCGTTTCCGTAAGTAATCCCTTGAGTTGAAAGGTAGAAAGCGTAAGCTTGAGCAACATCCGGAGATACTGCAAAAACTAATTCTTTATTTCTCAAAGCGATTGGTACAGCGTTTAAAGCTGGTTTCAAGTAAGAGCTCAAAACGTTAGCTTCAGTTACAGCAGCTAAAGCAGTTGGAGTATTCACATCAACATCAGCATCGAACAAAGTTAAGAAACCATCAAAGTTTACAGATGAAGTCCAAATTTCAGCTTCTAATTTTTCTCCAATTGCTCCCAATACTTCAGCTTGAATAGCATCCATAATGTCAGATGGTGCAGTTGCGTTAGCAGCTCCTCCGCCCATAATTCCATCAGACCAAGTAGCTCTGAAATCTTCTTTACAAACATCAAAATCATTTTTGAATTTGAAAGGCTCAATTGTATTTTCGTTTAAAACGATTGCACCAGCTGGAGCAAATCCGCAAGTGTATGCAGTTGTTCCATCTGTGTAAGCGATTTTACGCAAAGACAATTTAAAGTTTACATTTTCAGCGATAGTAACCGCTCCTTTTTCAATAGTGTCAATCGTTTTGAACGCTTGACCGATAATCATACCAGCATCTTTACCAGCATAGTTAGAACTTACAGTTGTAGTTGTAGCCATTTTTAATTTAAATTTTTAAGGTTGTTTAATATTTTTTGATTACGTGTCAATTTCACGTTTTTGTTTGAAGTTTCAGCAACTTCTGGCTTTGCTTTTGTTGAAGCTTTAACCTCAACTTGAGTAGTTTTAACCTCAGCAATTTGAGCAGATAATTCTGTTCTAATTGATTCGATTTGTTTTGCTACTTCGATACTCATAGAAGTCACAATTGATTTAACAAGTTCCTCGTTTGACATTTCTGCTTCCACATTAACCTCAACTTCTGGAGCTTCCTCTTCCATCATTGCCTCTTTGATTTCAGCAATAACACCTTCCTCAACAATAACCAAAACTCTACCATCTTCCAATTCGTGATCTCCAATTGGTGCTGGTTGTCTGTCTCCGTTTTCGTTTACAATAAAAACAGGTTTCCCAGCCTCGAAAGCATCAGCTTCCAAAACGGTAACACCATCTTTTAATTTCATCGTTTCCATTGCGATAGCAATTTCAACGGGTGCAACTTCCTCAGATAATTTTACCGAAGCAAAACCGTCTTTGATTGCGTTAACAATTGATTCTAGATTCATATATTCACTTTTTAAATTTACTTTCTCCATATCAAAAACCCCATCAATTGAGAAGCCTTTAACCTTTCCTGTTTTAACGTAATCGTTCCAAATTTCGTCATTATTTACTTTCATTAATCCGAACCAACTTCCCACCGGTTCGTTAAATCCGTAGTGTACAGATTTATCGTGAACCTCGTCTTCCTTAATCCAACTTTCAATAAATGTAACATCGTCAATTTGCACTCCAGAATGTTCAATAGTTGAATTGTTTTGGTATCCTTTTAATGCAAAATTTTGTTGTACTTGTTTAATCGTTTCTTTTGGGAATACTATATTAAATTCTTTACCGTCTTGGTTTCTGTAAATTGGTTGCTCTGGAATTAATATCGCACCCATCAAAATACGTTGCTCCTCGTTTACGGTTGCAAGTTTTAACTCTTTTTGTTTTGACAAAGTGATAAAATTCACACCTATTGCTGGATCAGAAACCAAAGAAATGCAATACACCCCTTCGTTATCTTGTTCATTAAATAATACTTTGTAAGTTTCCATACTACTATAACGATATTAATTATTTTTGTTATAAACTTTTTTTTATTTTACCCTCCGATCGTGGCACTTTCTATTATATTGCGATTCAACGCTTGTGCAGTTGTTACATTATTAGCTACAACATACGCTTGTATTGGTTGCTGTTGTTGTGCTCCTATTGATTGAGCTAATTGATTTGTTCCACTTGCTCCAACTACGTTAAAAGATGGAGGAGTTGAAGCTCCACCGCTTACAGTTGAACCACCGCCCCCACCACTTGGAGCTGAACTTCCACCACCCCCACCACCGGAAAGCAACTGTTTTGCTCTTGCAATGTTTCCTATTACAGTGGCAGCAGTTGCGGCGTAAGAGGTTATTCTCGCAATTGTACCAATTCCCGGTACTAAAGGAAACGCTAATTGAGCAGCTACACCTTCCGCATTTGCTAAAGTTGAAGCTTTAGAAATTGCAACCGCACTATCAATTCCTATTTGAGTTAGTGCTATTGCTTTTGATATTGCTTGACCGGCTTTTGATTTATTAAGTCCAGAAGCCTCTAACCCCGCAATAATATTATTTAAATTTTGTTTTGATGCTGCAATAGCATTATCTTTATTTTTTTGAAATTCAACTTCTTTTTCATTAGCTGCTTTTATTGATTCTATTTTATTAGTAGTAATAGCATTATCAATTTCTTGAGTTTTTACAGCATATTCATTTTCCGCATCAATTCTAGCCTGTGTTCCTAAAGCAGCACTATCTATTTTTAATTGTAATCTTGCTTGTTCAATAGTTTTTTCTTCTTCTAAATTAGCTCTTTGATTTTCAAGTTTTTTTAATTCATCAATTTCTAAACTTTCATTAAACTTCTTTTGCTCAATAGCTAAAGCATTTAAGTTCTCAATTTCAGTTTGTCCTAAAGCTATTTTTTCTTTTTGTAATGAAATACTATTTGCTATTTGTTCACTTCTTAAACCTTCAATTTGTGCTAAAACTCCTTCTTTGTCTGATAGTGATTGTGTAATAGCGGCTTGATTTGCAATGGTTTTATTCATTTCATAATTAGCTCTTGCTGCTTGAACTTGCAAATTAGCCTTATTAATCATTGCAATTTGTTGTTCTTCTAAAACACTTTTTAATTCATTATTAGCTTTAATTCTATCGTCAATAGCTAATAAATCGTTATCTCTAATTTGTCTTAACTTTTCAGCTTGTCTATCATATTGTTCAACTAATCTACCTTGTTCCGCAGCTGCTAATATTGCGGAGTTTTGTAATTTAACATTTGCTTCAGATGCTTTAAAAGTTTTAACTGCATAATTACTAATAGCATCAGCAGCATCTACAATAGCTTTTTTACCTCTATCAAATGTATTATTAACTCCAGTTAAAACATCAATAGACTCTTTCCCAGCTTGTTTTACAGATTCCATTGCTCCGGCAAAATCTCCTTCAAATACTTTTTTTAATGCAGTACCTAAATAACCTACTGTATCTAAAAATGAATTAAATCTTTCAATTAAATTTTCTTTAATTAAATCGCCAAACTTTTGTAAATATTTTGTTGGGTTTTCAAATACATCTTTAAAAATTTTAATTACCGCTGGGAAATTATCAGCCACAAATCCAACTAAATCATTAAACGCAATAGATAAAGCACCAATAGCAGTATTAAATAAATCAACTATTTTTTGATTCTTACCTAATACTTCTTTGAATAAATTAAAGGCTTCCATTACTAAACCAATACCAATTGCCTTAATTGCCAAACCCATTCCTTTAAATCCATCAGACATAGATTTAATTCCTGCTTCAGCATTTTTAGTTGATTTCTGTATTACTTTTATTTCATCTGAAGTATCTTCAAAGGAATTACCTAATTTTTTAACATCTTTAGTTATGCTATCTAAGTTGCTATTTACTTGTATATCAATTACTTTTTCAATTGCCATTTTAACGCTTTTTTAAATATTTGTATGTTTGATTTTGGTAGTTCGTATTTTCCTTTGGCGGTTGCGATAACTTCGTTGTTATCGAAGTGCTCCGCAAGTTTCAGCATCTCTAAAATGTTATTTATCATAATGTACGTAAATCTGTTATTAATTCAAATGTGGCTTCTCCTGTTGTTAAATCCGTTGTAAAGGAATTTATAATATATCTTTTATCTCTTATCAAAATTCTATTATTCAATTTCAAAGAAGTCAAAACGCTAATAGGTAAAATTGCTGAAACCTTAACCAAACGAGCTCTATAATTAAATATATTTTCAATATACTTTGAATAATACGTTTGATACAAACTATTTGTAATCAAAACATTTGTTAGCGTACTTTGTTGATCCGGAAAGTTTAAAGAGTAGGTATTTGTACCGTCGTTATACTCTTGTCCAAAAGCTTTGTAACTTGTATAAGCCGAACCCGAACCACCTCCGACTCCAGCAGTTGAAAAATACAAAGTAGTATCTGTTAAACTTGTCAATCCTAACTGATTGTAATCATATAAAATTATCGGCTTAGGTATGTAGTTTTGTAAGTCAGTTTTTAAAGCGTAACCTACTTGCAATTTGTCTTTTAAATTGTTAAAATTTAAGTTTTCAAAAGGTAATTTAATTGAATATTCATCTCCATCGTTTTCAGTACTGAAAAATAAATTACCATAATCAATTCCATTGGCAGAAAGGAAACCTATATTTACTAAAGATTCCGATTTCTCATATAAGAAATTGATTTTTTTATACGTTTTAACTCTATTTAAATTGACAGCATCGGTTCTAATATATTTTGTTAAATCAACTATATCACTATCTGAGTAATAATTCTCTAATGTATCTATTGTATAATCAACTCCATTATATGAATAACACGTAAGATTAAACATTCTTAAAATACCAGCAAAAAAGTCCTCGATTTTAATCTCTGGCATATAATTTACAACTCCTAAATTTGGAGCGTTAGTTGTTTGCTCTATATCTTTATAAACGTGCATTGTTTGAACTGAGAAATCTGCCAATACAGATGACAAATTCAAGGTCGCTTGAAATGTTAAAACTAAAGGAGCTAAAATTTTAACAGTATAAATATCTCCAGGAAGTCCAAAACCTATTCCCGAAATTGTCAAAGTTTGTGATCCTATAATTGATACTCTTTGTTGACTTAAAATCTCAACTCCATTTCTGAAAGTTTTAACATAATAAATCTTATTCGCTTCCGTTGGTGTGATTGTAATAGTTGCATATCTGTCAATAATTATATCTCCTGTAGCAATAACTTGAAAGCTCTCGGTATCTAAGTCAACACTATATCCATAATCGTCTGCAGTACTATCCCAAGTAATCAAATCGGGTGCTCCTATAATCGTAAATACTTCAGCATTTTTCAACCATAAATAAGCAGCTTTGAAACGATTGTCATCTAAAAAATCTCCCGTAAAAGTTACCCCGAATTGAGTTTCAATCATTTTAAAAATGGATTCAACTCTTAAGGCTGGGAATAAATCATTGTAATATATTGGAGTTGCTGCGTTATTAATATTATAACCCGCTCCATAAGTCCAATAATTCAAAGATGAAATCAAAGGATACATTACATTGCCACTTACAGCAGTACTAAAAACTTTATCTCTTACAATTGTTCCGTTATGTGCCTCATCAAATTCTGTACTCGTTAAATTCTTTAAAAATAAACCCGCAAATTTGTCTTTTAAAGTACCTAAATTACCTATGAAAGTAATAGAATAGCTTTGAGGATTATTATCCTTTACATCGCACCCCTCAAGTTGAATTTTACCTACTCTAAAAGGTATTGTATCGAGTTCAATATATGCATCGGATTTCGTCAATGTGTTGAACTGATCAACTAAAGAGTTTTCATACCAATGTTTAAAAAGTCGATTGTTGTTTTTAGTTGCTGGAATGGTAAACGTTTGGGAAAAATCCGAATACGTCGCTCCAATATTATTAATGTTTTGGATTGAACTTGTAACGCTTATTTTCTCATCGTTGAATAACTCCACCCTTTCAAATTCTGAAGTAAAAGAGTTTTTTATATAAATTCCTACTACTATCATATAACGTTATTTATTAAGTCGAAAGCATATTCGAATTCCAATTCGAAGTTTATCATTTTATCCTTTAACTGCGTTTTATAAGTCAACGATTGCGTTTTAACTTTCGCTGGTTTGTTATCTAATAAGACAACCTCACTCAATAATAAATCGTGTATCAATTCATTGTAAGACTCAGCAATCCAACCCGTATTTAATTTAACAGTTTGCGTTCCGTTGATATTAAAAACTTTGCTTTGTCCTCTGTATGTATTGTAATCAACTGCATCTGGAAGTAAATTATAATCTGAACCTTTTACATTTATAGCGTTGGTTTGAGCTTTGAAAAATTTAAGAAACTGCCATCCTCCAGATGAATTTATGAACTCACATTCAACGGGTGTATATTTGCATTCCTCAACTCGTTGGCTATAAATTCTGAATTTATTATCCTCGTTTACGATTTCTAAATAGGAAACCAAATAAGGCTCATAATTAAAATACAAAGGGACTTTATAATTAAATATCTCTGGCTCTCCAGCTGCTTCAATTGTATTTGATGTGAGTAAAACATCCGAACTATCGTAATAATTTACAATCCAATCAAAGTCAATATTCGTAGTTAGTAATAAATTAAAATAAGGAATATCAGTTGCCGAGAATTTATAGTCAATTTTAATTTCATCGTTTATAAGTTGCAAATAATCAACACCATTTACCGAGTCATTATATCCATCTAAATACTCAGTAAATCCCGATACACCAATATAGGTTACTTCGTCAATCTCTGTATAAGTAGCATCGATTAATTTAAACCTTTTAACTTTGCAATAACACCAAGAGTTAGGATTCTCCTCTGTAGGAACTAAAACTTTAACAGGGTTTATAATATCAATAAACTCGTTAATATAGTTCGATATATTCCACGTTAAAGCTCTTTGAGTTGTACTTGGAATAAATTTTGTTAGCACTTTTGTAGGTATTGTTGGTACAGATTCTCCTTTATGCCAAAGATATAACTCAACTTTTCCTCCAACTTGTAAAGTTTCGTTTACAGTTATAAAATACGGACTTCTACTTTTTATTATATTCATCTATTTAATGTCTTTTAATGTAAATTTTAAAAAAGCCTCCAAATCTAATCCGTATTTATCAGCTATATTCTCGTCAAAACTCTTATACTCTTGATCAAATGCACCTCTAAAGAATTTTGTTTCGGGTGTTCCTGTTCTATTAATCGATTTTGTTATACTTGCAACCATCATTTTTCGATTTGTAAACTTCCCATTTGCACCTCGTACACCTTGCAATCCTTTTCTAACTACCCACCTATCAATATCGGCTGTCCTTGCATATGCTTTATAAGGACTATTCGGAGCTTTATTACTTGACTCACTACCTTTTGTACCAAAGTCAAGCTCCTTCCAATAACTTTCTGCATAAAAATCAAACTCAATCGAGTTAGGGTTTACTTTGCTTTTGTAATTTAAAGAGTTTGAAAGCTTTCCGGAAGCGTTATGCGTTCCGTATTTCCCCCCTATCTTTAAATTGTCTTTTGCTCTCTCAACTACAGAAGCTCCGAAAGCATTCAACGCCTCTTGTACTTTTTTTAGTTCCATTAGCAGCAGACATCAAAATCGTTATTAGGAATACTTAACTCAATATCACATTTCCAACCATCTAAAGCGTTTGTAAAAGCCATTAAAATCGGTTGCAACGTTGGCTCATTCATTAACTCAATATCATTATCGTTCCGCTTCATTCGCATCGACATAATCATATAATTTAAAATAGCGTGGCAGGTGTTTAAATTGTCAATTTCGTTGTCATTTCCTAAGAATTT